TACCGTTGCTCATACTTATTCTTCGCCTGGAATATATACTATAAAAATAGATAGTCCATCGCAATCAATACAAGGTTGGACTTTATCTGGTGGAACTAGTCAAGGAAACGCATATGATAGAGAAAAAATAATTGAGTTAAAACAGTGGGGTTATTTTGACTTTGGTGGAGGGAGTGGTAATGGATTGGAAGTATATTATTTTGCTCAAGCAGATAAAATGATTATAACAGCTACTGATACACCTTTGATTAGTGGGACTAGTTTGAAAGGTGCATTTAATAGTTATCAAGGACCAAATGGAACTACATTTGAAATACCTAACTTAAATAATTGGGACGTAAGCGGTGTTACTGATTTTCAACAGATGTTTAATGTATCCGCTAGTGGAAGCTATACTTCTCCAATAGGTGATGTATCTAACTGGGATATGTCTAATGCTACAGATATAAGCGCTATGTTTGCTAGTTCAGATTTTACAGGTGATGTATCTAATTGGAATACGTCAAATGTTACAAATATGAGGGCTTGTTTTAATAATACTCCAGGTAACCCTGATTTAAGTAATTGGGATATAAGCAGTGTAACAGGTAGTGGATTAGGTTCTTTATTTGATGGTTGTCAAAATTTCACTGGAGGAACTTGGTTAAATAATTGGGTATTTAACGCGGGAATAAATAAATTAGAACGTATTTTTGCTAACACTAAAATGAATACACCTTTAAATAACTGGGGTAGTCAAACAGGTAATGTTAATTCATTCTTTGGACTTTTTGCAAATAATACAGATTTCAACCAAGATATTAGTGGTTGGGATATAAGTGGAACATATAACACAGGTAATGGTCCATACGGAGTTTTAGATATGTTTAGTGGTGCTAGTAGCTTTGATCAAGATTTATCATCATGGGATATGCAAGCTACATCTTGTATTGCTAGATTTATGGGTAATGGTTTATCATTTGATCCAGAAATAAGTCCAGCTAAATATGATAATATGTTAGTGGCGTTTGGCGCAAGAATACCTTACACCAACGCTAAAAATAGCTCATGGTGTGGTTCTCAAGTATGGTCATTTGGAATAAGTAAATATAACTTAAGTAACTCTGCGGCTGTTGCTGGAAGAAACGCTTTAATCTCAGATATGGGTGGAATAGTTGACGGAGGAGGAATATAAAATTATGAGCATTATAAAATATACAATTAAAAACACATCAAACGACATCATATACTGGTTATGTTTTGATGACAATGGAGATCCTCAAATATTTGGAAGAGTAGGACCTGGTCAAACTTTTGACACAAAATATGAAGATGTAGAACAATATTTAGATTATGATGTTTTTAGAGATAGACTAGTAGAGTTAAATATAGTACCAGAAGGTGCTGATATAGAACCAGTAATACAATAATTATGGCAGTAAACGAACAAGGACATTACGGAAAATACAGTGGCAATGCAAGACATTCATATAATCACGCTCACACGAGAGTGACAAAAGCAAATTATAAAGATGCAGTTAAAGATGATGCTGCTCATATAGATTATCTCAAAAGAGATGTATTATATGATGCTCATCATGGACATAGTGATATTGATATGACAGCTGATGAAAAACATATATCAAAATTAGCTGGTGATATAAAATATGATAAAAAGCATCATGGCGCTGGTAAACACCACGGACCTGGAGATTTTCAAGGTAATTTTCATGCAGCTCAAGAAAAACATTCAGAAAGCGGAGAGCATTTAGGTAAAAAACAAAATGCTCCTGCAAAGAAAAAAATAAGTGGACCTGCAAAAGTAGATCCAAAAAAATTAAAAGAAATAGCCGGACAATTAAAACAAGCTTCAGCAATGCATAAAGGTCAGGCAAAGAAAATAGATAGCATGCTGAAATCATTAAAATAATAACAATAAACAAAAACAAAAACAAAATGGCAAAATTTATAGCATTAGAAGTTGTTGGTAATTCTAACGACTTCGAAAACGGAGAACACCTTATAAACGTTGATCAAGTTACAGGTATACAACAAGATGCTGATCAAACGGTAGATATATATTTAGCGGGTGGAACACCTGGTGACAAAGTAACTGTTACATTATCTACATCACAAACTACACAAGTAAATCCAGTAATGGCTTCAAATTTAGGAGTGAAAGCTTTTAACTTTGCATTAACTGCAAATCCAGGAGGCGTTAAAGCTAAAGTATTTTTAGGTGTTGACGGTAACGGAGATCAAATGTATATTAGAGACATATCATTTGCATAATAGTTAAGTAATGTATAAACCAAGGGGACTAGGCGATAGCATAGCAAACTTTACAAAAAAGACAGGTATTAAGCACGTTGTAGACATTGTCTCTGACGGGCTTAATATTCCCTGTGGTTGTAATAATAGGCAAGAGTGGTTTAATAAAAAATTTCCTTATAAAAATGATTAAGTTTGGAGGTAAGTTTAGTATTGAACCTTTTTATCCTACATCTGTAATACCAGTTTATGAAAGAGATATGTCGAAAGATCCTGCAATAGGTAGAACTCTTAAAAACGGTGTAATTATAATGGAAGAAGATTTATCTCCTTCATTAAAAACAGAAACACATTCTCATGAGCAAACTCATGTTAATCAAATGAAACATGAGGGTTTTAATTGGGACGATAACAACATTTATTTTAAAGGTAAAAAATATTCAAAAGAACACTTTGCAAAAGGTACTGGACCATGGGAAAAGGACGCTTATGCAAACGAAATAAAAGCAAAAAAATCATGAAAGAAAAAAAGAATTCACCATCTAAATTCGATGACGTTGTATTAGGTGGCAACAAAGGTGATAAGTCTAAAACAAAACCAGGTAAAAAAGATTATGAGGGTGCTAATAAAATGCCGGATGGTTTTAATATGAAAAGACCAGCTGAAAAACTAGGTTATATTCAAGAGCTTGGAGCAGGTAGAGTGTCACCAGGAAAAATGGGTGATATGACTGCAATGAAAATGATGCATGGTGATGCAGCTGCTAAGTCTTATGACGGAGCTGGTATGTATATGAATGGAGGACCAAAATATGAAGGAGCTTCAAAAGCATATGGACCAATGAAATATAAAGACGGTCCAGGCGCGCATAAAGCAGGTCATATAGAAGGATTACCTAGCTATACAACTACTAATACTAATGTTACTAGATCAGGTGGTGGTAGTTCATCTACATCAAGCAGTTCATCAAGTAGTGGTGGTAGTTCACAATCAAAAAATAAATTAGAAAAAGCTCAGTCTGGATCAAAAACAAAAATGTCTGATTCAGATTTTATGACTAGCTTATCTAAAAACAAAAAGTTTGCTGGTAGAACTGGATCTGAAATGGCAGAAGCTGGTCATATATCTAAATCTAAAATTGGTGATTACGATAAAATAGCTGGTACATCTAGTTCAGGTGGAGGTTCTTCAAGTAACAAGTCTTCAAGTAGCTCTAATAAATCTAGTGTACAAACAAATGTTAATAAAAAAACAACTGTACTTGGAGATAAAACACAAAAAGATATTTTAGATAAAGGTAAGGAAAAACTACAAAATAGAGCTAATAAGATTAAAGGAGAAAGAGAAGCAGCTATGCTTAAATCTCAACAGGATAGTATTAAAGTTGCAAACAAAAAACTAGCAACATTTTCTGGACCTTTAACACAAAAAAAATTAGATGTAGCACATAGATATGGTCAAGTAGCAGGTAAACAAGCCTTAGCTGACGCTAAATCCTCTGAGCAAAAACCTGGGGGTGGTTATAATAGGCTTTTTGATCGTAGTGAACTTACAGGTTTTTATGATACAAGATCTGGTATGACAGGTAAAAAAGGTACAGGAGTAGGTGAAAAACCAAACAAGAAAATATCTAAAAGAAACCCTGAAGTAAAAGAATCATTTATATATGGAACTGGAAGTTTAGGTCAAAGACCAATGCTTGAAGATTATCAAGGTGGATCACCTAAAATGCCTAAGAGTCCAATGAAATTTGGAATGAAAAAATAAAATGAAAAAAATCTTAAGTCTTTTAACCGGTGGTTTAATCAAAGACGTAGGTAATGTAATTGATAAACTTACAACTACAGACGAAGAAAGATTAGCTGCTAAGCAAAAGATACAAGAGTTATTAGAAAAAGCTGATCAGGATGCACAGACGCAAATCACTGAGCGGTGGAAGGTTGATATGCAATCTGATTCGTTTTTATCTAAAAATATACGACCACTAGTATTAATATATTTAACTATTATATTTACAGCACTATCATTTTTTGATGGTAATATAGGTGGTTTTCAAGTAGCTGAAGAATATATACCTATTTTTCAGTCTTTATTAATTACGGTATATGGTGCGTATTTTGTTGGGCGTACATGGGAAAAATCAAAAAAATCCAACAACAATAATTAAATAAAATTAAATGTCAGAACAATTAAATAAAATCGAAGAAAAAGAGTTATCAGAAGTTGTTGAGCAACAAAACAAATTAAATGATATACTTACTAGACTAGGTATATTAGAAACTCAAAAACATAGTTTATTACATCAAGTTGCAACTCTTAACAAAGAGATTGATGAAACTAAAAAAGATCTAGAAGGAAAATACGGTCAAGTAAATATTAACTTAGAAGACGGAACATATACTGAAATAAAGTCTCAGGACGAAGCAGAGTTGAGCGTTGTTAAAGAAAGAGATTAAAATGGATAATGTTATAAGAAAAATCAGCATTGGTGCTGATTACAAGAATGACGCTATGCATTATTCTGTTGGGCAAGAAGTATATGGAGGTCACACTATATCTCATATTTTACTTGAAGATAAAGATTCATCATATAACATTTTCATTAAAAAAAACGATGAGATATTACCATGGAAAAAATTTAATTCTAACATGGCTATATCTATTGAGTATGACTTACATTACTAATGAAAAGCGTATATGATTTTATCGTTAAACCAGTCGGTGAAAGATATGCAAACACTAAAAAAATCGGTGATACAGATTTAATAGTTAATACAAAAATAGAAAACTGGAAATTTGTAAACAGGTTTGCTGAAGTTGTTTCAACACCACTAGCATTAGCCACACCTGTAAGAATAGGTGATATTGTTGTATTACATCAAAATGTTTTTAGAAGATTCTATGACATGAGAGGTAAGCAAACAAATAGTAGATCTTTTTTTAAAGATGATTTATATTTTGCAAGTGTAGACCAATTATATTTATATAAAAGAAATAATACTTGGTCATCTTTAAACGATCGTTGTTTTGTTATACCTATAGAGAACAGTGACGCTCTAATGAATAAAAAAGAGCAAAACAATATTGGGGTATTAAAAATAGGTAATAGTTTATTAGAAAAGCTAGAAATAACTCCTGGACACTTAGTTACGTTTAAAGCTGGGTCTGAATGGGAGTTTAATATAGATAATGAACGGTTATACTGTATGAAATCAAATGATATTTTATTAAACCATGGATATAAAGAAAACAAAGCAGAATATAATCCAAGCTGGGCAAAGAGCAGTTGATGAGTTGATAAAGGTTGCTAAAGAACCTATTGTTGATTCTGATGATGATATATCAGCTGACAGATTAAAAAATGCAGCTGCCACTAAAAAGCTAGCTATATTTGATGCGTTTGAAATACTACAACGTATACAAGAAGAAGAGGATATGTTAAACACTAAACCAAAAGAAGTTAAACAAGAAAGAACTTTTAAGGGTTTTGCTGAAGGTAGATCTAAATAATGTATACTCAAGATCTTTATAAAGTTTTAGATAATTACATAAAACCACATGTAATTAAAAAAAACAATAGATATAAAAAGTGGGAATATGGTTATAACAAAGAGCATGATGTAATTGTTATAAGTAAAACAGGGCAAATAGGTGAGGTATATGAAATACAAAATCTAAAAATTGCTTTACCGAAAAAACCAAAAGACATATGTAATTTTAAGTCTGATACATGGGAATACACTAATATACCAGAAGAATTAAAAAAAATTAAAACGATCTTTGATTGGGAACAATACTCATTAGATTTTAAAGAAACTTGGTATGATTACATTGATCAAGAGTTTACTCGTAGAGACGAAGGCTTTTGGTTTTATAACAAAGGTAATCCTACTTACATCAGTGGTACTCATTACATGTACTTGCAGTGGTCCAAGATTGATGTTGGGAAACCAGATTATAGAGAAGCCAATAGATTATTCTTTATATTCTGGGAAGCTTGCAAGGCAGATAAACGTTGTTACGGGATGTGCTATCTTAAAAACAGACGTTCTGGGTTTTCG